TAATTGTCATTTTTTTGTGGTTCCTGTTAAATTTTTTTAACCAAGGGTTGCAATATGCACAATTCACATCTACATTGCAAGTGTTGTTCGAACGGGATTGTCCGACCGAACATAAACAGAGGTGGTTAGATGGCGATAAATTTAAAGACGACAGGCGGCTTGTCCGCTAACGGCGTCAAGTTGCTTGTATATGGGCAAGCGGGTGCCGGAAAGACTACATTGATAACGACGTTACCAAAGCCGATCGTACTATCGGCTGAAGGCGGTCTTTTATCAATTCAGGACGCGGATCTTCCTTTTATCGAGATCGGTAGCATGGATGATCTTATGGAGGCTTATGAGTGGCTGACTGGGTCCGCGGAAGCCAAAGGCTACGGCTCGGTTGCGCTCGATAGTATTTCCGAGATTGCTGAGGTCGTACTAAACTCGGAGAAGAAGATTGCGAAGGATCCCCGCCAAGCATATGGGGCGATGCAAGAGAAGATGGCCGACGTGATTCGGGCTTTCCGCGACCTACCCGATCGCCATGTTTATATGTCGGCGAAGCTCGAGAAGACGCAAGACGAGATGGGGCGGGTCACCTATGCCCCGAGCATGCCTGGCAATAAAACGGGTCAGGCTTTGCCTTACTTTTTCGACGAGGTGCTCGCGCTCCGCGTTGAGAAGGATGCCGATGGAGCGTCCCAGAGGGCTCTTATGTGCGACAGCGACGGGCTCTGGCTTGCCAAAGACCGCAGTGGGAAACTTGGCGCGTGGGAAGCCCCTGATCTCGGTGAGATCATCGCTAAAATAGGTGGCAAATGACGTCAAACATTGAGCCATTGGCGCAGAGCTGGATCGAGGCGAAGGAGACCGAGAAGAATGCGGTTGAGGTTCGTCGCGATATTGAAGACCAACTGATTAAGATCCTGTCGATCAAGGAAGATCAAGAGGGGACTGATTCCTACGAGGTTGGAGAGTACTCAGTAAAGATTGTTGGCCGTTTGAACCGCAAGGTTGATGCGGACAAAATTCAAGATCTTGCCGCGGAGAACGGATTGGTCGAGCACCTGCAAAGCCTGTTCCGGTGGAAGCCTGAGATCAATGTGGCGGTATGGAAGTCTGCGGATGAGAAGATCACCCGCATTTTATCAAAGGGTGTTCTGACCACTTCCGGTCGGCCCTCATTTACAATTAGCAAGAAGGGTTAATATTATGCAACTTAATGAAGAATTCACACTCGATACGCTTCCAAAAGGCACCACCAACTTTGAGGCTTTGCCTGTAGGTTGGTATGACGTTGTCATTACTCAGGCTGAAGTGAAAGATACTAAGGCGGGTAATGGGCAATACATCAAGGTCCGATACGACGTTTCCGGACCAACGCATCAGGGTCGCGTGATTTTTGGGAACTTTAACATCAGGAACCCCAACCCCAAGGCGGAGGAGATCGGTCGCCAACAGCTTGGTGAATTGATGTCATCGATAGGCGTAAGCCGAGTCAATGACACGGATCAGTTGATTGGAGCCAATCTTAAAATCAAGTTGGCCATACGGTCGTCTGAACAGTATGGCGATCAGAACGACATTAAAGGTTGGGCGAGCGCAGGTGGCGCATCGATCCCGAAAGTTTCAGAGACTTCTACGTCTGCCGCGGCAACAAGTAAGGCGTCACCGCCGTGGGCTAAGAAGTAATCTGAAAAAGCCCTCCCGACATGAGGGGTGTTGGGGGGGCATTTTTAAAAGGGGATTGGAATGAATAAATTATTTGAAGAAACAAATTCAGTAAACGTGTTTGATGAATGGAAAAACATGCCTGAATTTGTTCAAGAAAAACAAGAACCGTACCAAACAATAATTGTTCGTTTTAGGTGCAAAGAAGATGTCGATGATTTTGCTGCTCGCATTGGTCAAAATTTAACCCCAAAAAGCAAAAGTATTTGGCACCCATTTTTGGTGCGTGGCGTGAATGCACATAAACGGTGGCAAGATGAACCCTGAGTATCCGGTTTACATTGTTTCAAAAGGTCGATGGGATAGCAGGTTAACAAGCAAAGCTCTTGAACACATGGGCGTCCCTTACAAAATTGTTGTTGAAGATCAGGAATATAAAAAATATGCAGCCGTCATCGCGCCATATAAAATTTTGGTATTACCAAAAAGATATCTCACCGATTACGACACATGCGACGATTTTGCGCAGGACAAGAGTGTGGGCCCTGGGGCGGCACGAAATTTCGTGTGGGACCACGCTTTATCGACAGGAGCAAAACGTCATTGGGTCATGGATGACAACTTCGATGCCTTCCACCGCTTCAACCGCAACATGAAAAACGAGGTTGATAGTGGAACAATATTTCCTCTAATGGAGATGTTTGTTGACAGATATGAGAATGTACCAATCGCAGGTCCAAACTATTATAATTTTTGCAAGACGACAGACGCGGTCCCTCCGTTCATACTTAATACGCGGATTTATTCATGTTTGTTGATTCAAAATGATATCCCATATCGTTGGCGCGGTCGGTACAATGAAGACACCGATTTATCATTGCGAGTGTTGAAGGACGGATATTGTACAATTCAATTTAATGCTTTTCTTGCGGGAAAAGTGACAACACAAAGAATGTCAGGCGGCAATACTGACGATTTTTATGCTGTCGAAGGAACGCTTGCAAAATCAAAAATGCTCGAGGATCTTCATCCTGATGTTGCAAGCGTCGTGTGGAAATTCAATCGTTGGCACCACAAGGTCGATTATAAAAAATTTAAGAGCAACAAACTTAAAAAGAAACCAAACTTAGTTATTCCAGACCAAGTTAACAATTACGGGATGATACTGACATGAAAATAGACATTGAAAACAAATTAATCGCAGCTATCGATAAGGCTCATGAAGATCGCCAAGGCAAGCCTCGGCCTCACATGGGCGTCTCGATGATAGGCGACCCGTGCGATCGAAGGCTCTGGCTGTCGTTTAGATGGGCGGTGCAAGAAAAGTTTTCCGGTCGCCTGTTGCGAGTGTTCCGCCGCGGTCATCAGGAAGAGATTAGTATTATTCAGGATCTTCGTGATGCGGGGCTCGCTGTCATGGGGACGAACGGCTATCAAGAGAAGGTAGATTTTGGTTCTCACGTATCTGGTAGCATTGACGGCATCATTACGAGCGGCGTGCCAGAGGCACCGAACAAGAAGCATATTGCAGAGTTCAAGACGCATAGCCTGAAGTCGTTTAACGATTTGGTTGCGCACGGCGTGCAGAAGTCGAAACCTCTGCATTACACCCAGATGCAAGGCTACATGCATGGTACGGGCATCGATCGCGCTCTCTATGTGGCCGTCTGTAAGGACGACGACCGCATCCACACCGAGCGTGTTAAGTACAACAAAGAGGTTGCGGAGAAAGCGATCAATCGGGCGAAGAGGATCGCGCTCGAGGATCGTATGCCGCCACCATTGACAATGGATCCGACGTGGTTCCAGTGCCGTTTTTGCCCCGCTCACGAATTCTGCCATGAGACCAAGACCACCAAGCACGTCAATTGCCGGACGTGCGCTCACAGCACTGCGAAGGACGACAGCACTTGGCGGTGCGAGCTTAACGACTCGGCGGAGATCCCGATCGAGTTCCAGCACGAGGGATGCGTCGAGCACGTTCTTCACCCTGATCTGGTGCCGTGGCAACGCAAGGCCGGAGAAAATGAGTGGTCCGCGGTTTACGTGATCGACGGCAAAGACGTACAAAACGGTTCGCCGGACGTGCGTGTATTTAGCAGTAAGGAGATCCTTGCGAATCCTTCAGGATGCGCGAGTGACAATCCGATCATCAAGGCGGTTCGAGAAATATTTCCTGGGGCGGAGATTGTGAAATGAGACCGTTTTACGAGAGTGATGAAGACAGAGAGCAAGAGAAAGAAATTATAAGTGCAGTTGCGGGGTCTTGGAATGTTGATTTTGTGAAAATGAAAATATCATGCATTATTGATTATGCATTGATTGAAAATGAAAAAGTAGTTGCTGTCGTTGAAGTGAGAAGGAGAAATTATTCTAAAGATGATATTGACCGTTTAGGAGGCTTGATTATTGGCACTGGTAAAATTTTTTCGGCTAAAAAATGGATAGGCATAGGTATTCCGTTTATTTTTGTTGTAAAATTAAAAGAGGAAATTTTTTACATTGTTATAAAAAATGAAGAAGATTGGCCCGTTATGAACATCGAAATGGGTGGGACGCGGAAACGAAACGATTGGCAAGATATTGAACCGTGCTGTTTGATGCCAATGAATATATTTACAAAATGGAGTGAAAAATCATGAAGTTACGTGATTATCAACAGAAATCTATTGATGATTTATATCGGTGGTTTGAGCTTCACGAAGGTAACCCTTGCTTGGTTATGCCGACAGCGAGCGGCAAAAGTCATGTGGTAGCGGCTTTATGCAAGGACGCGATCCAGAATTGGCCAGAAACCAGAATTTTAATGTTGACGCATGTTAAAGAATTGATTGAACAAAATGCCGAGAAAATGCTCGAGTATTGGCCTAATGCGCCTTTGGGAATTTACTCTGCGGGGGTAGGCATCAAGCAGCTAGGCCAGAACATCACGTTTGCGGGGATCCAGTCGATATATAATATCCCCGAAAAAGTTGGCCACATAGATTTGATAATTATTGATGAGTGCCACCTTGTTAACCATGCGCAGACCGGAACATACCGGACGTTCATCCACGCCCTTCAAGAGATCAACTCAAATCTGCGGGTGATTGGGCTGACGGCGACTCCGTACCGCCTCGGACATGGCTTGATTACCGACAAACCTGCTTTGTTCGATGTTTTGCTTGAACCTGTAACGATTTCTGAATTGGTGTTTAAAGGTTGGATCGCGCCTCTTCGGAGCAAGCATACGATCAAGAAGCTCGATGCAAGTAATGTTAAAAAACGTGGTGGCGAGTACATTGAATCAGAACTTCAGGCGGCAGTGGATACGGAAGAAAATAATCAGGCTGTTGTCAAAGAGACAATCGAACGTGCAGGAGATCGAAAAGCATGGTTGTTTTTCTGTTCTGGCGTCCATCATTCGGAACGAATTGCGCGGATCTTACAAGACCACGGAATTTCGTCTGCATGCATTCTTGGAAGTACGCCAAAGAAAGAACGCCAAAGAATTTTAGAAGAGTATAAGGCCGGAAAAATTAGAGCACTTACGAACGCAAACGTTTTAACCACGGGGTTCGATTATCCTGATATAGACATGATTGCGATGTTGCGCCCGACAATGTCGCCTGGCTTGTATTTACAGATGGCAGGCCGCGGCATGCGGTTAAAATCTCACACCGATCATTGTCTGGTGTTGGATTTTGCAGGTGTTGTCCAAAAACATGGCCCGATCACGGCGGTTGTTCCACCGCAAAAACCTAGTAAGTCATCACGTATTCACGAATTGCCAATGAAGGCATGCGAATCATGCCATGAATTGAACCCCATAGCCGCTCGCGAGTGTTCATGCTGTGGAGCTCCATTTCCGTCAGCCGAGACTAAAAAAATTCAACTGCATAATCTCGACATTATGGGGATTGAAGGACAAGATCTCAATGTCACTAGTTGGACTTGGCGGAAGCACATTAGTAGGACGAGCGGCAAAGAAATGCTGTCGGCAACGTATTACGGCGGTTATTCGGATCCTCCGGTTACCGAGTATTTCCCAGTCCGCCATGATGGATACGCGGGTCAGAAGGCAACGCAAGAGATCTTGACGATTGCTCGATCAGCAGGCGTGCCAATTGATTCGTTTGTTTATCGAGAAGTTTTGGAAGAAATTGCGTTGGTGCTTAATGATGGCGATCCGCCAAAAGAACTTGAGTACCGTAAGGATGGAAAGTTTTATCGGGTGTTGAAAAGGAAATGGCATGAAAGGCGAGCATGAGGAACAACGAGAATTTGTAAGTTGGTTTCGAAAAAACAAAGGTGATGTGCGGATCTTCGCCATCCCCAACGGGGGAAGCCGGAGCCTGTCATCAGCCGCTAGAATGAAAGTCGAAGGCGTCTCCCGCGGCGTCCCAGATCTTTTTATTCCTGAGTGGTGGACGTGGATCGAGATGAAGAGGGTGAGCGGCGGCGTGGTCGCACCGGAACAAAAAAGTTGGCACGAGTATCTCGATCGGATTGGATACATCGTGATCGTTGCCAGAGGGTGTGAAGAAGCTATTAAATTATTAGAGGAATCAAGATGCTCAAAATAACCATAAGCACGAACGGCGTGGATCAAATATTTGTTTTTTCTTTGCAAAAAAAATTATCTTTTTTTGACAAAATTAAAAAAATGTTTCAAAAAAATGCCAGAAAACCTTTGTATTCCAAAGATTTATTATTATTATAAAAAAAGATAAAAAAGTGCTTGCATAAGGAATAAGACCTCTTTATACATATCTTTGTCGGGGCGAGGTGCTCCGCCTAAATAGGAGATTTTAAGATGACCAATTATTCCCTTGCAGACCAGTACGCGACCCTCAAGGCTCAACGCGACGAGCTTGACGCTCAGATCGAAGCTATCAAGGCTGAGATCGTTGCCTCCGGTGCAGAGTTGATTGAGGGCGATATTTACAATGTGAAGGTTCACCTTCGCGCTACCAAGGTTGTGGACGAGGTCGCTCTCGCCGAGCACGGTGTCACCGTCGAGCAGTTGAAGGTTTTCAACGCTTGCAAGAAGGACGGTAAGATCTACCCAGTCCTCGACGTGAAGCCTCGTGTGGCACTTGCCGCGTAACAACGGGGGCTTCGGCCCCCACTCACTCAAAGGAGAATAAAAAATGACTATTTCTGAAGCAGTGCAACTGATTGAAGAGGGTTGCGACGATAACGATTTGTTAGCAGACGCATGGCAGTGTCTGATTGATACAGGGGCCGCATGGTCTCTACAGGGGTGGTATGGGCGCACAGCGTCATTGTTAATCGAGAGCGGCATTTGTTGGTCGCCATTTAAAGAAGAGGAGGTAGCGTAATGGATACGACATCAATGGCGTTAAATTGTGCGGTTCTTGAAGATAGTTTTAAAAAGACCGCTTTTGATTTTTTAGAAACGCAAGTTCCGAACGATCTGGAAAAGATGATTGTCCTTCAGGCAGCGACTCTTAGCTTTTATGTCACGATGATGTTGACTATTAAAATGGATCCAGATGAAATTATTAAAGTAACCAAAGAGGGTATTATTGCGTGCCGAGAGTACGAAAAAAATAAAGGGAAAACACAATGACAACGGTATGGGCGATACAGATTGAATACAAGGTTAAGGGCAACATCGTGCGTCGATCGCACTTTGTGCCTGACACGGAGTCCATCACCAAGCTAGAAAAGCACTTAAAAGGGTTTGGTGGTGGTGTCGTGCACAAAAGGCTTTACGTGGTTTCTGACTGGGTAGAGGTACTCGACGAAGTAGAAAAAGAAATTGAACAAGAGGATGCTTTGATATGACAGTAGCTAATATTTTAAGTGAAAGACAAGAGACGCATGGTGACTTTAAAGAAGTTGCGCGTGTTGCCCAGACGTTTCGTGAACTCATGCGTGACACTGTTGGGTGGGGTGAGATGAACGACACCCAGAAGGAGGCTTTGGACTCTATGGCGTCCAAATTTGGTCGCCTTGGATCTGGTGGCAATCCGCACTTCAGAGACCACTGGGACGATTTGGCGGGGTACGCCACTCTCGCGTCCATGCACTGCGATAGCGACACTGATACAATAGAGAAGGACATCGCAACCGCCGTTGAACAGATCAAGGTTGGAGGAGAGCCGACAGGTGTTGATGAGGACGGAGAGAGGTTTCCGGAAGCCGTGACCCTACCAAAGGTCGGCGGCAAGAAGGGTTTCTTTGGTGCCAAGAAAGAGGAAGGAGAAGCATGATGATTACGATCAATACAATAGACTTTGTAACCATGGCATGGATTGGCATGGGCATTTGGGCCGCTGTCACACTCATCCAAGAAGTTAAGTATACGTGGCAACATTGGAGTGATGAGAACATGTACTGGAAGAAGAAGCATGATGCATTGAGGGAAGAACTTAACAGTAGGGTTGAGAAAAGTGGTAGCTGAAGATAGCACTATCTTCATGTTTTCATTGGCGTCGGTGGTATTTGCCACCGCCGCTTTTATTTTTCTAAGCACCTTCTGGAGGAAAAAATGAGAAGACTGCGGCCAAGTTACGTGAACGTTGCCAAATTAGTTGTTGCAAAAGAATTTGCCAAAACGATAAAATTTGACATTCGCGTCAGGAAATTAGATGATATGATCAAGAAAATGATCTATGAAATAAATCAAATTAAGGAAATTCAAAATGAGTCATGAGATGTCTGTAATCAAATCAAAAAAATTATCTTCTCCCGAGAAAATTATGTGGCTTGGTCTTTACTACCGATACGGGGGTAGTTGGTTTGAAGGCACATATCAAGAGATGGGTGAGATGCTTTGTATGAACGAGCACACCGTGAAGTCTCAAATAAC